ACTACAAAGACGGGAGACTTGGGAAGAGTTGGTGACAAGAAACAAAGAAATGCACCAACAAAAATACCCACACATTAAAGACCAAATTGAAGATGTCTACAAAATGGTTTATGACAAAAAAGTATTACCATCGATGAGGTCTTTACAGTTTGGTGGAAAACCAATTGAAATTTCACCAAACAGAATCTACAACTGTGCTTATATGCCAATCGATCATGTAGATGCTTTTTCTGAAACTATGTTTTTACTTTTAGGTGGAACTGGTGTTGGATATTCAGTTCAAAAACATCACGTAGATAAACTACCTGAAATTAAAAAACCAAATTCTGAAAGAACAAGAAGATACCTTATTGGTGATTCTATTGAAGGATGGGCGGACGCAATCAAAGTGCTTATGGAATCTTATCTTGGATATAAGTCATCAACACCTGTATTTGATTTTTCAGACATCAGACAAAAAGGTGCTAATCTTGTAACATCAGGTGGTAAAGCACCTGGACCACAACCATTGAAAGATTGTATCCACAACATTACAAAGGTATTGGACGCTAAAAAAGATGGTGAAAAACTATCACCAATCGAAGCACACGACATTACTTGTCATATTGCAGATGCCGTACTTGCAGGTGGTATTAGAAGAGCTGCACTTATTAGTTTGTTCAGTGCTGACGATGAAGAAATGATTTCTTGTAAATCAGGATCTTGGTGGGAACAAAACCCACAAAGAGGTAGAGCAAATAACTCAGCAGTTCTTCTTCGTCACAAAATCACAAAAGAATTCTTTATGGATCTTTGGAAACGTATTGAATTATCGGGTGCTGGTGAACCGGGAATTTATCTATCAAACGATAAAGATTGGGGAACTAACCCTTGTTGTGAAATTGCACTTAGACCTTACCAATTCTGTAATCTTTGTGAAGTAAATGCGTCTGATATTGAATCACAAGAAGATTTTGAAAAAAGAGTTAAGGCGGCCGCGTTCATTGGAACATTACAAGCAGGATACACTGATTTCCATTATCTTCGTGATGTTTGGAAAAGAACAACTGAAAAAGATGCACTTATTGGTGTTGGTATGACAGGTATTGGATCAGGTGTTGTACTTGGTTATGATATGAAATCGGCAGCCGAAGCTGTTAAAGAAGAAAATGAAAGAGTTGCTAATCTTATTGGAATTAACAAGGCCGCAAGAACAACAACAGTTAAACCATCAGGAACATCGTCTTTAGTTCTTGGGACATCATCAGGAATTCACGCTTGGCATAATGACTTTTATTTAAGAAGAATCCGTGTTGGAAAAAATGAAGCAATTTATTCTTATCTTGCAATCAATCATCCTGAACTTATTGAAGATGAATTTTTCCGTCCTCACGACACTGCGGTTATCACCATCCCACAAAAATCACCTGAAGGTTCAATTATTAGACACGAATCTGTATTTCAAATGTTAGAACGTGTTAAAAAAGTATCTGATGAGTGGGTAAGATCTGGTCATAGAACTGGTCAAAATACACACAACGTATCTGCTACGGTTTCTATTAAAGAAGATGAATGGGACTTGGTAGGTGAATGGATGTGGAATAACCGTAAATTCTACAATGGACTATCAGTTTTACCATACAACGGAGGAACTTATACTCAAGCACCTTTTGAGGATACAACTCAAGAAGAATTTGAAAGATTGATTAAAACATTATCAGATGTTGATCTTACAAGAGTTGTTGAATTACAGGATAACACAGACCTACGTGGTGAAGCGGCTTGTGCTGGCGGGGCTTGTGAAATTGTCTAATACCTATAGAAATGAAAGTGACTTGGGGAAATAATGTAACGTTAACGTATCAAGTTTTGTTAGCGTTTTATAATCTAAGAAAAAACAATTAATATGACAGTAAGCGCTACTAACGATTGGGTACAACAGTTATATATGAAGGAGTTTATTAAACCTAAACTCCTTCCTTCTGACTTTTATTATGATGGAAACGGTAGAATGGTTATGACCGAATCATATCATAAAAGAAGGGGTAGTTGTTGTGGGTCAGGATGTTTACATTGTCCATATGAACCACGTTTTCAAAAAGGTAATACAAACCTACAAGAATCACGACAATAGTCGTGATTTTTTATTTTATATCGTATTTATAAAAAATTTCACAACATTATATTTATTTTATATGGCAAATGGTATTACATATGGTATTGGCTTCCCATTTAGTGAAAGTGCTGTTGGTAATTATTTTAATTTAACAACAACTACAAGTCAAGAAATAAGAACCGATCTTTTACACTTACTTTTTACAAGAAAAGGATCAAGATATTATTTACCTGATTTTGGAACAAGGCTTTATGAATTTATTTTTGACCCCCTGGATGGTGAAACTTTTGAAGGTATAAAATCTGAAATACAAACACAAGTTGAAAAGTATATCCCAAATTTGATAATAAACAGTATAACCGTGGCTCCGTATACTGAAAATGAAAAATCACAGTCATTATCAGACGCCGTTTACAAATCTAAAATACCTGAATACTCTAAAGGGGAAGTCACAACCATAACAGCAACGGATTCACAAACCACAGGTGGAAGGGTAACTCAAGAATATAATTATTATGATATTTTTAGGCTTCCAGGGCAAGGAGTGCAAGATTATACTGCTAAAATAAAAATTGAATACACAGATAATAATAGTTCTTTTGGGTCAAGAGAATTTATAATTATTAACATATAAGATATGGCTACAAATAAAATTAATTACACTAGTAGGGATTTTGAATCTTTAAGACAAGATTTAATAAATTATACACAACAGTATTATCCCGACATTATTCAAAATTTTAATGATGCGTCTGTTTTTTCCGTTTTAATGGATTTAAATGCCGCTATTGGTGATAATTTACATTACCATATTGATAGAAGCGTACAAGAAACTGTTTTACAATATGCTCAACAAAGATCTTCAATATATAATATTGCAAGAACATATGGTTTAAAAATACCTGGTTATCGACCTTCAGTTGCTATGGTAGATATAACAATAGAAGTTCCTGCTTTTGGTGATAGTGAAGATACAAGATACTTAGGTATTTTAAGGGCCGGTGCACAGTTTAATGGTGGTGGGACCACATTTGAAACCGTTTATGATGTCGATTTTTCAACACAATATAATAACGAGGGATTTGTTAATAGAACAAAAATACCAATCTTTGATAGTAATAATAAAATATCAGCATATAAAATGACTAAAAGAGAAGTTGTTATTAATGGTGTTACTAAAGTTTTTAAAAGAGTAATAAACCCAAACGACGTTGTGCCATTTTTTAATTTTTTCTTACCTGAAAAAAACGTTTTAAGTGTATCTGCTATAATTCAAAAAGATGGAACCCAATACCAGTCAACACCGGTATATTCAGATTTTTTATTACCACAAAATAAATGGTATGAAGTTGATGCATTAGCAGAAGATACTGTTTTCATTGAAGATCCAACAAAACCTATTGACAATGCTGGTATAAAAGTAGGGACATACTTAAAAACTGATAATAGATTCATTACTGAATATACACCTGAAGGGTATATGAAAATCCAATTTGGTGGAGGAACAACAACACCAAATCAACAACTACAAAACTTTTCAAGACTTGGTGTACCTTTAGATATACAAAACTATCAAAACAATATTGGTTTAGGTCTTACGGTTACACCTAATACGACACTTTTTGTGCAATATAGAGTTGGTGGTGGTACCGCAACAAATATAGGTGTCGGAGCTATAAACCAAATAGGAACAATTAATTTTGCGGTAAACGGACCATCAGATACGATTAATTCAAATGTTATTAGATCAATTAAAGTAACAAACGTAACAGGTGCGGTCGGAGGCGCAAATCCACCATCGACTGAAGAAGTTAGAAATATGGTATCATTTAATTTTGCTGCACAAAAAAGAGCAGTGACGGTAAATGACTACAAATCTTTAATTGATACTATGCCTGGTAAATTTGGGGCACCATCTAAAGTTGCTATTACTGAAAATGATAATAAAATCACAATTAAGATACTTTCATATGATTCTGATGGTAATTTAACACAAGATGTTCCAAACAGTTTAAAAACTAATTTAGCGACATACTTGTCTAAATACAGAATGGTTAATGATTATATATCAATTGATGTTGCAAAAGTTATCGATTTAGAATTTGAAGTTTCAGTTGTTATTGAAAATAACACATCGCAAAGTCAAATAATAACAGAAATTATCGATCAAATATCGACGTATATGCAACCAACAAAAAGAGATTTGGGTCAAAATGTTAATGTTTCTGATGTTAGAAGGTTGATACAAAATGTTGGTGGTGTGATAACTTTATCTGATTTAAAGGTTTATAATAAAGTTGGTGGGTTATATTCATCATCACAGACATCACAAAGATATGTGGATAAAGAAACAAAAGAAATTGAATTAATTGATGATACTATTTTTGCTGAACCTGACCAAATTTATCAAATACGATTCGATTCGAGAGACATTAATGTCCGAGTTAAACAGTTAAGAACTGTG